ACATGGTTAAGCATAGCCTTCTGTGCGTCAGTGAAGTCTTCGATGTTGTATTCGATGTCGTTGACTGTGATGAGGTTCTTTTCGTTTTTACTCATAACGGTCTCCTATGTTAAAGTTTTACGAGTTCGCTGCGATTGCAGCGTTTACCGCAGTCATATCTTCCGTTGTCCAGAAGTCTTTTGCAACCATTAGCTGTAGATGCTCTACGTTGCGTGACACAGTGTCAGCCCAATCAGCATCGTCCATGCCCTCTGGTTGCCCAGCGTTTAATAGATCAACAGAGTGACCCATAGCTAAATAGTGTTGTGCGATTTCTTCCGCAGTTGGTGTATCCGTCATGTCTTTCTCCTTTTCTGACTGGTTACGATTAACAAGCCATTAGCACACATGGCACACAGTAGGAGCCATCATCGTATGTGCATGTGACGTGGGTTGAGGTAACTTTTGCGATTGTCTTGCCACGAACAATATCATCGCCTTGTGGTTTGGCTGTACCATCACCCGCTGACATTAGCAGATCACCACGAGCAACTGCTGTGCCTTGAGCAATGCGGATAATCATATCGCCTGTCATAGCGATGTTCATGTCATTGGTGTAAACATCATCGTCGTTGTCCCAGTTGACAAAAACACCCGCAACATTTGGATCACCTTCAACAGATGATACAGCCATACAGTTAAGCTGCTCGTTATCTTCATCACCCCACACAGCCATCTGATCTAAGTTTGTCATCACGGTTCCTTTGAGTAAAGAAATCCGCGTGTTGTCTGCGGTCTGCGACCAACGGGCTAGGTGTCCACCATTGTATGACACAGTAGTCCCAGACACAGATATGTTACCTTCTGTAACTCCCGCTTTCTTAAGCTGAACTATCTGCCCATCATTGTTGAGGCGATTGAAAACAGCGCAAACAGCTTGATAGACAGTAGAAGTAAGATGCCCGTCATCCCCATTGAACCATTGCCCGCGAGGGGAAGATGATGTGGTGTTATTGGGGTCGGTAAATGTACCAACGCCCATGCTTCCAGAGCTATCAATATAAACCCTAGGATTACCATCCCCATCCGACAGCACGATGTTGTTGCTTGAGGTGCGGATGTCTAGGCCGCCTTCGTTGCCCGTAAAGCCGCCAAGTATTGTGTTTCGTGTGCCTGAAGTAATTAGCGACCCAGAACCACCACCATAGTCAGAGCCAACAAAAGTATTCCCATAGGCAGTAGAAGCTATTCCAGCAGACGTACCGATAAAGCAATTATAACCATCAGTGTTTACATACCCTGCTTGATACCCAAAAAAGGTATTTCGTGGCCCCGTAGTATTACTATACCCAGCCTGATACCCAACAGCCGTGTTGTTGCTTGCGGTGGTGTTGTCTGAAAGTGCGTAAGAACCTAATGCAGTATTATAATTACCTGTAGTGTTAGCTGACATTGAGGCATTACCAATAGAAGTATTGTTGTCACCCGTTGTATTTGCATCTAATGTGTAGGTGCCTATCGCAGTATTTCGTGAGCCTGTAGTATTTTCTTTCAGAGCAACAGTACCAAATGCCGTGTTTAAAATACCTGTGGTGTTTTTGTTTAAGGCTTGGTACCCAAAAGCGTTTATATTGGCCCCCGTAGTATTACTATACCCAGCCTGATACCCAACCGCTGTGTTGTTGCTGGCGGTGGTGTTTCTGTTCAGGGAGCCATAGCCTAAACCTGTGTTGTAGGAGCCTGTAGTATTTCGGGCCAATGAACCTGCGCCCGTAGCGGTATTTCTTTGTCCTGTAGTGTTGACGTGTAATGCAGGATAACCATCAAAATCATGCGCACCTATAGCTACATTCCGATCCCCTGTGGTGTTGTACCACATAGTACCGCTCCCTACTGCGGTATTGTAGGCAGCAGTGTTATTTCTTAAAGCATAAGCACCAAGAGCGGTTATATTTGAGGCGGTATTTCCTGTGTGTCCCGCCTCATACCCAACAGCAGTGTTGTTGCTGGCGGTGGTGTTGTTTTGTAAGGCATCCATCCCAACTGCGGTATTATTTGCACCCGTAGTATTATATAGGAGGGATGCGTACCCAACGGAGGTATTGTTGTTTGCAGTGTTTGCTTGCAGAGCAGAGTCGCCAATAGCTACATTATAACTTCCTGTGGTGTTAGTGCCAAGTGTTCCAGACAACCCAGAAATAGCAGCACCTATTGCTACGTTGTTCGTTCCTGTAGTGATGTTATATGCGGCCAGATAACCAACCGCCGTAGTCCGACCACCCGTCGTGTTGTGATATGCAGCCTGATACCCAACCGCTGTATTAAGGCCAGATGCGGTGTTACTGTAAAGAGCCTGATACCCAACCGCTGTGTTGGCGATGGCGGTGGTGTTGTTGTCTAGAGCATTGACACCAATTGCCGTATTAGAAGAACCAGTTGTGTTGGCATACAAACCAGCAATAGATACGTTGTTGTTACCTGTTGTATTGTTGCGTAGCGCATTAGCACCAAAAGCAAAAAGCCCAGAACCAGTTGTGTTACTGTATCCCGCTTGATACCCCACAGCCGTATTGTAGTTGGCGGTGGTGTTTGAGAAAAGTGATTGATAACCTGCCGCCGTGTTATTTGACCCTGTAGTATTTGAATACAGAGATGTAGTGCCAAGCGCATTGTTATTAGAACCTGATGTATTAGCTTGTAAAGTTTGGTTGCCAATACCAGTATTTTCTGCACCTGTGGTATTTGCAGTTAATGAACTTCTACCAATAGCAGTATTATATCCACCGCTCAACGAACCATCATCCAACGCAGTATCACCCAACGCCACGTTGCCTGTACCAACAGGATAGTTACCGTCCAGCTTGATCGTGCCGCCATCGACTGACACGTTGCCAGCTACAGTTAAACCGTCCGTGACTGCCGTACCCGTGATGTCTACGCCTGTGGCGGTGGTGGCGAGTTTGGGTGCGTTGTCGTAAAACAGGTTCACAGCACCGCCAGTAAAAAACTGGGCTTGAGTAGCGGAGGCACCCGTAATAATTGTTCCTGCGCCATTACTGTTTAGATAGAGGTTCCCAGTGCCAGCATCGTCAATGTAGCTGTGTGATCCCGTGTGGTAAATCTGTAGGTCAGACCCAGCGCCGAAGATGGCTTTGCTGCTATTTGCGAACGTAATATCGTCGCCAGTAGATACCGCAATATCCGTACCGCCAGTCGTGTTGCCGTTAGCTAGAACCTCGGACAGTTCGTTGTTCGCACCAACCTGTGCGTCAACATACGCCTTGATGGACTCAGATGTCGCAATGTTCGTCGCAGTCGCTGTACCCATTGTATCGTCGTCAATAATCGCGGTCACAGACACTCCGCCCAAGCGCAGGCTGTCAAAGTACGCATTGTTAAAGACGTTCGCAGCTACAGCACCAGAACCAGCGCCGTCAAAGTAAACAACCGCAGTCGTCCCCGCGGGAACCTCATAATCGTTGCTCGCGTTGTACGTCCCTTGAAACAGGATAATGCTGCGCGATCCTGCCAGATTGTTGCGCACATAAATGATCTTTTCAGAGTCGTTCGGCGTCAACTGCACAAAAGCCGTCGCGCCCAAGTCGCCGCCGTCGGCAAATGTAACCATGCGGTTTCGGCCATCGGACGCCTCACCGTCTGTAATCGCTAGAGGGTTCGGAGAACCAGATGTCCCCGCACTCGGCAATGTGACAGTAACCTGACCGTCAAGAGCCGTATCCAAAAGACTTAGGTTTGTGTTCGTTGTATCGCCCCATGTACCGGACTGTTCGCCTGTGCCGATAAGCTCGATACCGTTGTTTAATGTATATGTACTAGGCATTTTTCGATCCTATGCTGCTATGTCATCCCAGCTTGGAGTTTGAGACGGTGTTTCGTCACTCCACGCAGGGGTAGAAGATGGTGTTACGGGACTATAACCCGGATTTTGATTTGGAACAATACGTCCCCATACAAGAACTTGACCTGCCTCGCCAGTTCCTTCGACGCCAATTACAAGAACATCTGAGTTTGCTGTGATTGAAACTTCGCCAACTTCACCTGTGCCTTCAACACCAGTGACATTAACATTGACAACAATTTCCACGATAACGGAGCCAACAGTGCCTGTCGCCTCTAATCCTGTAACAGGCGCATTAGCGCCCGCAATAACCTCAATAAAGCCGCCGTAGACAAAACCTTGAGCCTGTAGTCCGCTTGGTATCTCTACAGTTGCGTCTGCCTCAACAACAACGCCGCCCTCTGCTGTTGTTGCTTCAAGTCCAGTAACAGGAACATTCGCTCCACCCACAACAGCAGCAGTGCCAACCTCACCCGTAGCCTCAACACCTGTTGGGAATACATTAGCCTCGGCAACAACCGAAACACTGCCAACGCCGCCAACGGCTTCAAGCCCCGTTACCGGGACATTGGCCTGACCAGTCGCCGTTACTGTGCCAACGCCGCCTGTCGCCTCTAAGCCCGTTACGTCAACATTGGCCTCGGCAATAACCGAAACAGACCCCACCGCTCCTGTGGCGGAAACACCGTCCACAAAAACCTTGAGGATAGGAGTGCCAAAAGAACCATCACTCCAAGTGGATCGACCCCACCCTTCATATAGAGTTGACGAGGCCATAACCTAGACCTTACGCGATACGAATGATGGCGTTAGATGCGTCCGCTGTTGGGAATACGATTGTGAAGTCACCAGCCGTTGACGTTTTGTCAGCACCAAAATCAAGTACAACAACCGCACGGTTGCCGTTTGTAGAATTGTAAATCAGTGCCCCACGCGCTGTGATCGTTGCTGTTGTAAAGGTAAAATCAGCAAAGTCAGAAAACGCAGTCGTTCCAGAAGTTGTAGGATCAATGTTTGTTAGCGTCCCGCCACCCGCAGAATAGCCTGTGCCGCTAATCTCACCGGAAGTTGTATATACCGTCGTAGAAGCATCAAGCGTTGCGGTGTTGTCGTACAACGCAATTTTGTAGGCATTCGCGCCTACGTTAAAGTCGTGCAAACCTTCCAAGATTTCTTGCTTGAAAGATGTGCACATATAGTTACCTGTAAATGCCATTTCTAGTCTCCTTATGTTTTCTCTCTCAAGATTAGCCCAGTGCGGTACGCATCTGTAACTTCTTGTGACTCACCAAAGTTTTTAACACGAGATAGAGCCTCAGTAAATCTCTGGGTATAGTTCTGCACCAAGTCAGCCTCACCCTTCATAAAGGTGTAAGCCTCGATCAGACTGCCGTAAAGCAACGCTACAGAAGCATTTGTGCTCAACCATGTAGTTCCACTATCACCCCCAGATGTTAGGCTTGCAGGGCGATAGAAATAATGAAGCTCAACGTCATACGCTGCGTCAGGCGTGGGACCCAATATGAAGTTTTCTATATCGAACTGGGCGTAGTATCGAGGTGCGCCAGTCGAAGAATTGTTCGGGTTAAATGACTGAACAAAGTTAACATCTTTAAACAAGACGAACTCTTTGTTGCCATTCGATGTAAATGAAAGGCTAAATGGAGCCAAATAATCGCTAGGAAGTGCCAAATACTGGTTTCCAAGAGTCATATTGCCCGTCTGGTTCTTTCGAAACACTTCTAACTGAGCAATCTTCAAGATACGCTCTTCAGTATTCTTGATAAAAACATCTAAGTTATTCACAAAGGTTGTCTCTGTGTTCTCAGTGTAATCCTGAATCGCTGTCTTCAGTTCTGCGTATGTAAAGCTCATGTTATGCTCACCGTCACACTACCAACAGAGCCAGTAGCTACCAAATTATTAGGCGTTAGCCCACCATCATACGTCAATCCTACAGGATTCCATCCCCATTGTATATTGTCTTGCTGAGGCACGTTCTGTTCAGGACGCGGATTTCGCAATGCTTGGGGATCAGGAGTGGCTCGAAGAGGCTCAAGCTGTGGTTGCTTGGCTTCCCACTCATCTTTGCCCACAAGAAGTCCATTCCATTCCTTGCGCATGTCTTTTAGGCGGTATCTGAAGCCAGATCGGTCAGATATGCCATATGCCCACTTTCCTGTGGCATACTTAGACATAACGATAATTCCTTAAATCTGGTGCAACGCGGAACGATGCACGGTCACGGTCTTCGTCCATAGCGCGCCCAATTTCCTCTTCATACACTGATTTTAGCATCTGAGAGCGGTCTGGAGCGCGTTTTATACTGATATAATAAGCTAAACCAGCCGCTAAAGCAGGGTAAAATCGAAACGGAACTTGCAGTGTATTTGTGTAATTATCGGCGTCATCTAGCCGTATTAGAGAGTCATAATACACTACATCAGTGCTATTATCGGGCAAAGGCCACAATTTTAAGACAGGATTGATCTGTCTGTCGATAAAATACTGAGTAGGGCGACCAGTTGTCGATTTAGTAGGAATATTAAGGTATTCGTCACGACTAATGCGGTCTAAGGCGTAATCTGTGCCGTCTCGGCGCACCACAAGCGAAAGAACGTCAATTGTGGACGTTCCAAGGTCATATTCTCCATCACCAGAGACCAAAGCCAAGTTTCTTTGAGATATAGTCCACTGATTAAGGCCACGGTTGGCCCAGTCAGCAAACATTAGGTTCATAGAACGCTTGGCGGTCTTGAGATCGTATCCTGTACGAACTTCTAGCCCACAACGCTCAAACGCCTCTTCGACGTAATCGGCAACATCTAATTCAAAGTCTGTTGATCCAGATACAGTCATTTCTTTTTCCTTTTAAGAGACTTAACTCTTTTTGGCTTGCCAGCAGGCTGTCCAAGTCGCTTCTTTTGTGCCACTCTACTACGCTTTTCGCTCGTTGTCATCTCTGAAGCGGTCTTGGGTGTCTTTGAGTTAACGCGCTTGCTTGGTCGGCAGTAAGGAGTTCCTCGCTTTTCGCCTTCTTTGCGACCACAGGCTTTACCAGTGCGGACATCTTTCCAGTCCTCTTTGAACCATCTCTTTAAAGCAGCGCCTTTTTTCGTTTTTCTAACAGCCATTAGCTCATCTTCGTTACTTTACGGCGATTTGAGGCAACCTTACCGCATCCATTCGCGATAACCTCTCCACCAGCCATCATACGACGCACTGGACGCTTACGATACTCGTTAGATGGCCCAATAGCGCCACCCATAGCCTTCTTTACAGGCTTTTTCTTGCTGTTTCCCCAGTTTTTAGCACCTACTTTACGACACTTTGCGATTGCGCCGCTTGCGTATGCGCTTGGGAACACTTTGTACCTTGCTTTTACCTTTTTGTAGCACGCGTCCTTTGGCATTTTTCTTCCTCTTCATAGGCGGCTTGGTCACTTGCTGCGCCATCTGTGAGCGGCCTATAGCCATATTAACACTTCCAACGCTTACGCGCCTGCCTCAAGCGACTATTAGGGTCCTTTGCCGCTTTTGGGAACTTCTTCATTTGACCTGCCGAACGAGCGCAGTAGGATTTACGCCGCTTGGCATCCTTGCTGCCCTTTTTGACCTTACCAGTCACAGCAGTTTTTAATTTTGAACCGGGATTAGCTTTTTTGTAGGCTTCCACACCTTTTTTGGTCATACCCGCGCCAGACTTGGTTTTGCGGTAATTACCGCCTTTACCAGTGGTTTTGCGTATTGGATTCTCTTTTTTACGAGCCATCAGGACCAATCCTCGTTTTTAATCAATACACCCTGAAAGACCGCACTAATCGCATTGTTTTGGTTTTTGCTACACTTAGCTCTAACTTCTACATCGGTCTTTTCTTCAATTTTCAAAGGCTGCGTGAAGGGGAAAATTAATTCACCGCCAATAATATCCACTTTAACGCTAGTTCTGAAAACACCGTTATTTCTACGAGTCAAAAAACGCACAGTCATAAACGCACCAGAAGTATCTGTCCCGTGAGTAGCTATGCCCTCTGTGACGTACAAAGTATGCCCAGCAGGCACAGTGTAAACAGCCATTAAGGTTTGATTTTCACCTAACGTAATTTGTGCATACGTCGTGCTAGAATTGGCAATCGTGACGTTTCCAGTCGGTGCCTGCGATCCAGAAACAAAAGCTCTATAGAGGCGCAAGAAAAACGTATCAGATTCTGCGAATCCAGTTCCATCCAAAACCACGACTTCGCTTACTTCGTTATAGTCCGCGTCGAGTCCCACCATGGTAATTTCAACGAACTCATCGTCAGCACCACCCGCAGAAGTTGCTGTCATTTTTACCGCAGAAGTTGGATATGCGTAGATTCCACCAACATCCCATATAGTTTCTTCTACGTTAACAATCAGTGGATTGTAGCCGTACTTAAACAGCGCAGTATGGCCCGTAATATCACCACGGGCCACCTGTAGCTCAAATGGCTCAGATGTTCCAATCTGTGTTATGGAACGATAATTAGCCATCCAACCCTCTTTATGACAAAAAGATTGTCAATTGGTTGCTTGCACCTGTGAACGCACTTATATAAGCGCCATTCGTCGCAAGAATGCCATCATCTGGAATGTTCAAATGATGAATCCCTGTTGGGAATGTCTGTGTAATCAGCGTATCACCAGACGCGCTACCGTTCTTGATTGTGAATGCGCCAGCCGCAGCCGCGTAAATTACAATCTGACGGATACGCGAACGTGAGTCGCCAACAACAGCAGCAGTAGTGCCCTGCGTCCAATTATATGCTTTTACTGGACCTGCCATAAACGCCTCCTATTATGTTAGAGCAGCGCCAACAGCAGTAACCCAAGCGGCTCCTGTATTGATTACTAAACAGTATTCGTTGTTGCCTGCGCCATTGTCGCTGACAATGTAAACAGTACCAACAGTAGTATCTGCAAAAGCAGGTAAGTTAGCAGTTGTTACAACTGGAACCTCAAAGCCATTGGTTGACTGTACTGGGCCTGAAAAATGTGTAGTTGCCATGTTTTTCTCCTCTCGTGTCCGAGGTCAACTCCATATGCGTGCAAAACATATGGATATATACCGAGCATTATTACTCAAGTTCAGAATAACACAAAGAAAGAAAAAAGAAAGGGGCCACCGAAGCAGCCCCTTTCAAATGACGTTTCAACCGAATTAGGCTCCGGGTGAACCAAATACTGCGCGTGGATCGGAATAGCCGAAGCTATAACGCTCACGAGCTTTAAAGCGCATGTTGCCTGTGTCGAAGTCAGCTTCCATGTTTGTCCGCATTGGCGAACGCTCAAAGTGCTTGAATCCGTTAGGCGCGTCAGTCTTGATGAAGAACGCATCTGGGTCTGTCAAGAAGTGGTTAACAGTGTAACCCTCTGGAAGCATACCCATGTTACGAATTGCGTTTACATCATTATCGGCTGTGCCAACACGCAATGTTGATTCCAACAAACGATCTGCAACGAATTGCAGTTGTGGTGGAATGATCATTTTTGTGCCGCGCAAAGCGATAATCATGTTACGCTCATCTACGAAGGTCGAGATGTCAATCAACGCATTTTCCAACGATGTTTCGTTGAGATCAGCCGCTGTTGATGGCTCGTTGCGGAAAGTGCCGCCACCTGCAAGTGGGTGAGCAGTCGAGCAAAGCTCAACGCCGTCACCACCAGCGAAGCTAGAGTTGAACGCGTTGTTCAATACTGCCGCCGCTTTAACCTGCTTAGTGTGTGCCATAGAACGCGCAAGCGCCTTCGTATAGCGAGCACCAAGACGGTCATACAGGTTGTCTTCGATTGCTTCTTCGGTCAATGCGAAAGCTAATGCAACGGTCTCATGTGAGTAACGTGCAGTATATGCTTCGTTTGCATTGTCGAACTCAACCCCAGAACCCTCTGATTTTGTTGGAGCATTTCCAAATCCGACGAGCATAACTTCTTCTTCGAATGCACGGTCTGATGTTTCCGTATCAAAGATTTCAGCGTGCTCGCCTTCATAGCGATCATACTCCATGCCGAACAAAGCGTTGAGGCCCGGTTCTAGCTCTTTGACCAGTTGTGAACGTGAAATAGCCATAACTCAGTCTCCTTATGCCAGACCCGCAGTGCCAGCACTGAACAGGTGATTGTTGATTTTTACGATCACGTTAGTGTTCGCAGACGAAACATCGCTGTTCTCAGGGTCTTGAGAAATGTCGATGGCTTTCAACGGCAATGTTGCCGTCACAGCGCCAGTAGACACAGCCAATTCCAAGCGAGAAGTACCAGATGTGGTATCTCCTACTGGGGATTGGTCAACGATGTCAAAGTTACCAGCCAAATCAGCTACTGGGAAAGCAGCGTTGGCTTGTACTTCGAATGTTGCACCCGGATCATCAATAACATTTGCCATGATGTCGGAAGCAGCAACGCCACCGGGGTAGCTGTTTGCATATGTTGGCTTGCCAGTTGTTGGATCAGTATAGAAGCAACCGTTGAATACGCCAAGGATCAAACCTGATCCTCCTGCTGCAACACGCTCAATACCACCACCTGTTACCATTGCGACAAGATCGCCTTGGAAAATGGCAGTTGCGTAGCTTGAAGCAATGCGGTAGCGATTCTGCTGCTGCGAACTAATACTTGTACGAACTGGACGAAGGCCAAAAGAAGCGTCTTGATTAGACATAGCTTATTATCCTTCAGATGATCTGCCCTTGGCAGCGCCAAAAGAGACAGAAGATTTACGTTGCGGACTCAGCTTCGGCATAGCTGGATTGTTTTCACGCATCCAGTCACGATCCACTGCGTCCAATTGGTTTTTAGAAACACCTTGATAGTGTTTATTCCGCTGTTCAGCCATTTCGTTGGGGATGCGTGCGAGAACAAGTCCACCAACACCAATGATGCCAGCGTTGCGTCCCTCATCTACTACAGGCCCTACATATTCGGGATATTCCTCAGCGCGAACGAGGTCCCAGCCTTCTTGCCGTTTCTTGTGTACGTTAGTTTTGTCATCGAATTCCATTACAGATTCTCGAATCCAGCGGTGCTTATAACCGATTGGTGGTTCAGGAGCTTCCAAAGCAGAACCGGGTCGCCATTCTTGAACGCGCTCTGCGCGCTCCCGCGTGTTTGTTTCGCGTGGTGTACGATCTGCCATTTTAATCTCTCCGACTACTAATTTTAGCGACTTCTTTTGCGTACTTTTCAAGAGGAATCCTCATCTTTTTCGCAAATGCCACTTGTCCCGGTGTTAATTCCACCGCCTTCTTCCGCCCTGATTTTACTGACCGTCCACTGGACGCAGGAGCAACAGTCTGAGCGTTGGACCGCTTCTCCCGATTAAATTTCTGAGGCATTTCTCTGCGCATACGAGAGTCGATTTCTTTGTAGTAATCGTCTGACGTAGGGTCAAAGTCCTCTTCAAGAACAAGCTGTTCATGAATAGCCTGAGCAGCGCGCGTCATGATGCGGTCACTGCCAAACCAAGAATTCTTTTCCAACCAGCCTTCGAGCTTAGGATCACGAGGCGGTGGTGCTTGAGGCGCAGGCTGTCGCGGAAGAGCTTGCTGCGCTTGTTGTTGCTGTTGTTGAGCAATTTGTTGATTGCGCTGAAGTTTTGCCTTCTGCGCACGAACTTTTTCCTTAGCTACGGCAATTTGAGACAACGCTTGCTGCGCTTTTGCAGCTTTTTCGTAATCTCCAGCCTCACTAGCTTCGGCGTATGCGCGAGTAGCTTGAACTTCCTGAGCTTTCAAACGGTTTTCAGTTTCAGAATTATAACCAACACTCATTTGCTGCAAACGCTGCTTCATTTGAGCGTTTTCTTGCTGCATGTTTTGAGCATACTGAACCGCAGCCTGAGCCTCTTCAGCCGCCTGCTTACGTTTTGCTGTTAGTTGGTTAATACGGCGCTGGACAGACTCGCTATAATTTTCAAGCTCATCATCGCCATTAGATTTTTTACGAACATTTGTTCGGGTTTCTTCGCTATCCTCATCAGATGCGGCAACCTCGTACTCATCAGATTGGTCCTCTTCGACCTCAACAGATGCGCCGTTTTCAAATTCGTCGTCTTCACGAATATCTTCAGCCATAGCCATGTTCCTTGTTCTCCCCTACATTATACATATGAAATGTCTTTTGGGTCAAGAATCGTGGCGATAATATTATCGTCATTTATGATACGAACCTCAAGACCTTCCACTTTGAACCTATTTCCACTATATCTTCCTATAAGAACCCAATCTTTCTCATTACACCAAGGACCATTTGGGAACTTCTGGGCGTCCGCATAGGCATCTGGACCTAGCTTGACAACATAAGCCGCTACTGTTGCGAACGACTCACGCTCACGCACGGCGTCAGGAACAATAATTCCGCCCTTTGTGCGCTCACTTGGATAATAGGGAATAATTAAAACGCGGTAGCCTGTAGGTTGTGGTAGCCGCGCCAGTGCAGAAGTATCCATAGTCGATGGGTCTTCTGCGTTTTTGTCTTCGCCACTTTTACCAAACGCATTATCAAGCGGTTTTGGTATTGATGTGTTTTCTTGTATTGCCTTTTTTGCTGCCTTAGCAACGTGATCAGGCACAAATAACTTGCTAGTCATCTGCGTACTCCATACCTTTCATCGCGGTTTTAATTTCGTCTTCGACGTAGGCCATTCCGCGTATTTCGCCTACTATATACCGATACTCTTCAAAGGTTTGTATCGAACCATCCGCGAGCTTGTCCTTCAGACGCGCATCACGCTCTCTTATGCTTTTCAGCAAATAATCTACTAAGTGTATAGCATCCATGCCACATATAGTATGGCAATGTGCGGGAAACACAAGTACAAATACCAGAAAGTCAGAATATTCCTCGGAATATCTGGGGTCTGGCTATTTTGCTAAACCTACTTATTTTTTTTGGCTGCGGCTTTTTTCTTTGCGGCAGGCTTTTTCTTGGCTTTTGGCTTTTCAACCCACGCCTCATTTTCTGGCGTGCTTGGGTCGTCCTTGACGAAGTGCCCTGAGTCATTACGCGCCCTCACCATTTCTATTGCTACAGGATTTTCAGATGCGCGTTGAGCCACCTTTTTTTCTTTTTCCTGTTGCGCCATTTTTTCTCTAACAGAAGATGCCATATCACTGACCTTTCATTGAAGCGTTAAGAGCGGCAATCTCGCGTTGAGATTGAATGCGCTCTTCGGCAATTCTAGTCTTGTCTTCTAGAGCGGCTTCAGAAACATCAATGCGCTGCTGCGCTACCAATACATCGTTACGCTCTTTTTCTTCGTTGAACGCCTGCTTTGCATCAAACTCAAATTGTTTGCGCTGCAAATCTGCGGCCTTCAGTTGAAGCTCTTGATTGCGAATGTCCACCAAAGGATCACTTTCTGGTGCTTCAGGCTCCATAGCCTGCACAAGCTCTTCAGTAAGATCAGCAATAATCTGAGCCGCCAAAGCGTCAATCTGAGGCTGAATTTGCTGCATCATCATT